TAATAACTTGTGATAGTAGTAGGTTGGTCAAGTGTTTCTGGAATGCCGGCAGCAGTATACAAAGTTGTATCTGCCCGTGTATCAATAAAGATTGGAGTGGACGAACCAGATACTTCAGTATAGTTTGCAACTGATGCAGAGGTAGAGATTGTATATGTTCCGTTAGTATACGCACTCTCACTACCTGTATTCATGCCAGCAAGAACTGGATAGATAAATGTATCTCTATAGTCTGTGGCAGACATTGCAACAATATCACTACCATCATAGTATGCAGGGAATGCAACGTTGTTTGTATCACCAGTTGCACTGAGTGCAGTATTATATGTTGGTCCTGTAACCTTGTCGTAGTTGACAGTCACAGTTGAAGGTTCGGCAGTTGTTGCCTCAGCAGGAAATGCAGACACAGCAGTTGAGTATGCACCAGCCTGTAGTCTGGTGTCTGCCATTGTTGGAGATAGAGTACCACTAGACGCAACAACAGTTACCGTTACAGATGGGTCTGTGCCGTACAGATACGCAATGTACTGTTTCCACTCATTAATCTGAGTGGCATTCATCTCTTGAATTTCTGTTCCATTCCAATATACAGGTGTTCTTACAGTCATATCAATTAAACCCCATTGATTGTTTTAAGTGTTGTACCAGCAGAGTCTTTAATTAAAAGAGAGTTGCCTGGATTTGTTACAGTTACCGTACCAGTAATAGTGACACCCGCAGCAGTTGTTTCAAACTTCTTTACATTGTCATAGTAAAGGGACACTGCGCCATTAGTTGTAAATATAGCTTTGTTTTCATTTACAGCAGCATTGGTAAATGTAATGTTGTTATCTGCTGCAATTAATAAATCGCCTGTGCCTGAGTCTATAATTTTTGAGTTTGAACCATCATGGTAAATTGAAAGATCACTATCAGTACCAAACCGCAGTTCATCACTATCTGTGAACAAAACATTACCACTTGCATCAGCAGTTACAGTCTTACTTGCCTGTACTGTTCCAAGTGTGGTAATATCGTTGTAGTTAAGTTCAGCAGCACTTGCATCAACACTAAGTGTGGATAGTGTAATATCACTGGTTAGTGCCATAGTACCAGTAGCATCTGGCATAGTGATGGTTCTATCTGCCGTAGGATCAGTGATCGTTAGGGTTGTCTCAAAGTCGTTTGCCGTTGCACCCTCAAATACGATTGCATTTGCCGCTTCCATCGTAACTGTATTGACCTGTGTCGTCGTTCCAGCAACCACCAAGTTTGGTGCAAGAAGTGTTCCTGTACTTGGGTTGTAACGCAATGCGCCAGTATCATCTAATAGTCCGTTAGACTCATTGTGAAATACAATGGGGAAGTTTGTGTTCGCAGTGCTATCAGAAACCGTTACTGTAGATGCAAGAGTTGCAGATGCAACGTTATCTGATGTAAGTGCAAGTGTACCAGTAGATGTTGGTAGAGTCAACGTTCCAGTGTTACTAATTGTACTGATCACTGGAGAAGTAAGAGTTTTATTTGTTAACGTGTCAGTAGTTGCTCGACCAACCAGTGTATCTGTAGATGTTGGTAGAGTCAATGTTCCACTGTTACTAATACTACTAATAACAGGTGAAGTTAGTGTCTTGTTGGTAAGAGTGTCAGTTGTGGCTCTACCCACCAACGTATCAGTTGACGTTGGTAGAGTCAATGTTCCACTGTTACTAATACTACTAATCACTGGTGTGGTTAGAGTCTTGTTTGTTAAAGTTTCTGTACCAGCAAGAGTTGCAAAACTACCATCACTAAGTGCAGTATTAAACTGTGCAGTTGTACCAGTTAAGGTATTTGATGACAAGTTTACTGTTTTATTTGTCAGAGTATCTGTTGTTGATTTACCAACTAGAGTATCAGTTGCATTTGGCAAACTAACTGTTCTGTCTGCCGTTGGGTCAACGACTGCAAGAGTAGTTTCGAAGTCATCAGCAGTAGAACCTTCAAATACAATAGTTCCACCAGCATCCTCAATGAGACTGCTATATGTTACACTAACAAGGTCTGATCTGAGTGTATTAAACTGTTCCTTGAACTGTTCTAAAGAACTATCAAGGGAAAGTTCACTTGCATTTACTGTTGCCATTTACTTGTCCTCTACCAGTTTCAATAACATATTTTTAATTTCATGCATCTCAGATTTAAGACTATTTAGTTCTCTTGTAGTCTCACGAATTTCATCACGTTGTCTTTGAGCCTCTTCTGCACGTTTCTTTGCAATGAGGTATGCAGACTTATTTGTGTTCACGATTGCATTTGATCTCTCATCACGAACCAGATCATTATGTCCTTCAACTTGTATTTTCATGTTATGTCGCCAATGCTAGAATTCTGAGGTCTTTAATCCTTGGTGGTCTTGCAGAGTTTGTTGCCCGCATTACAATCTTAATCTGGAAGGCAATGAACTCATCAAGTGGTGTACCGATACCATCGTCTGTCACACCAGCAGTAAACTCATACTCATTAAACTGATCCAATCCAAGTGATGGAGACACACTTACGTCTGGTCCACCAGAACCGGCAACAGTTCCATCATCATTGAAGAACTTAAAGTCCAACTCATCAAAGTCATTTGCATCATCAGTTCTTAGAATTTTATAGAGAACCTTGATGTCAGCAGTGTCATCTCTGTTTGCATCAAAGATAACTCTAAGTGATGTTGCAGGATTTTCTAGTGTTGCACGTTTTGTCAAATAGATTGCATCGTGGTCATCACCAGATGGGTCTGTCATTGGATCATAGATTGATGCTGGATACACATCAGCAGATGAATCAATCTCATTGATTCTGTTTGCAATAGCCAAGAACGTCATTCTCTTCAAGTCGATAACAGGAGATACGTTACTGTTTGTTGAAGAAAGTGTCAGTGGCATAATCAAAGACTTACCACCAGACATTTCGTTTGTCTCGTTAATCTCTGAGGCAACCATATATGGGTCTTCATAGTAGTAGTTATCATTCAATGGAATTGTCTCTGCATTAGCAAGAGTAGACTGTGTGAATGAAGTTTGAGAACCACTAGCACTTGTTGCGGTGGTAGGTCTAATCTTTGAAACAATATCACACTCTGGTGGAATGAGAGTTCCAATAACTGTACTACTGACATCATACATTGCGTTTTCTGTTGCAGTCACAGAACTTCCACCAAATGAAGAGTCCCCACCACTTGCAACAACTGGTGTTGTTGAAAGAGAAACTGTGTAGTAATCCGTAGATGGATTTGCAATTGCAGTATGCGTCTTATTGATTTCTGTAAATGGAACTTTGTGTAACATATACAGTTCAACAGCAGCACCATTTGCGTGAGCAGTAGCAGTTGTTCCACCGACACCTCTTGTTGCACCAGTAATATTGTTACCTGTGATTGAGGTGTAAGAAATAATCTCATCGCCAATCTTGATGTAGTAGATACTGCCAACAGCTGTTGGTGCATACTTACCTGTGGTATCATCAAAGTTTGTACCAGAAGTTAGTGTGATTGCAGTCGCATCATCGGCAATTGCACCATTCAGTGTAGTCTCTGCACCAGATACCACACCACTAATTGTGACATTGTTTGATGTAGAATGCATCTGGTTATCAAAGTGATTTACCTTTAGAGTGGTACTACCATTTGTCATTACTAGTGGATTCTTACCAAGAGTAAGTGTTGGTACTGCGTCATTAGTGAGAGTGACTGCACCAGCAGCAGTTGTATCAAAATTTGCTGCTCGAAGAGTGAACTTAACATCTTGTGTTGGAGATATGGCCCAAGCACGGTTATTATGACTCTTAAACACAGAACCAACATGTGGTTGTTCTGAAACAAGGTTACCATCTGAGTCCTCTTGTCCCAAATCAGAAATCCAAATAAGATAATTTGGTGTAGTTGCCTGAACAACAAAACAGTATTCTGACATTGACTGCAAATATACAGGCGATTTAAATGTAAATGTTGTTGCTGTCTTACCGTCAGAAGAAACATTAACATCTGCTGGTTGTTTTGTTATTCTACTAAATGGTAAGACTTTAGGGCCTGGGTAACCATTTACAACATTACGAACTTCAACTGTTACTGGAAGTTCATCATCTTTAGCAGAGAAGAACAAGTCTATAGATGTAATAAATCTACCAGCATCTCCATCACCCACATTACTTAAATCAGAATTAAACTGTTTATCTTCATCTGCAATTATAAATGTTTGTGCAATTGGGTCTGGACCGCCGCCGGTGTCACCGCCGTCATCGCTGGCATCCCATCCTTGAATTGCTACTTCTCTAGATATTGCTCTTGATTCACTAACTCCTTCATAAGCTAACCTACCATTTCTTGTTGCAATAATTGTTTCTTGGTTTACATTTAGAATACCATTTGCACTATATGTTGTTACAGCTTTCGAAATTGCTTTTTGTTCAGTTGCAGAAGTTTCTGAAGTTAACATAAATTCAATATCACCAGTTTGGAACTGAGGATTTCCCGAAACTTTTGGGTCAGGAATTGCAAAAGTACCACTACATTGACTATTTGCTTGAACGATTATAGGACTACCCGCAACAGGTGTTGAGTCTGTAGTTGAATTTGCATCTGGTGTAACATATGAGCTTACATTCTGTCTATCAAAGAAAACATACATTCTTTGGAAAGGTTTTACACCATTTGCTTCAAATCTCACATTCCTTGCACGAACAATAGGAATTGCAGTTCTAGAAATTGTTCTGAAACCCTGACTTTCTCTTTGAATGTCTTCTTCAACAAAAGTTCTTGTTCCGGTTCTTCTTGAAGTGCCGGTTTCAATTGTGCGGCCCGGGAAGAACATCCCCCCATCATCGGAGCGTTGCCAGAGCGGGTTGAAGGTAGTACGTCCACTCCATGTATCCTGCCAAGAATTCCAAACAGTTCCTAACTGGTTTCTGTTTGCATTCACAACTGCATCAAAGTTACCTTCGACATTGATAACAAGTTCTGGTGCAACCTCTGTCTCAAACCAAGAGTCTTGGTCTGGGTCAAGTTCTACTGTACCATGCCATGAGGCAGTTAGAAATGGTGCTACTCTTTCAAGAGTTGTTGCAAAAGGTTGTTCTGTTAGAACCTCTTCTGTATATGGAAGTGTAAGTAGATCACCTGTCTTCTTATAACCAGCAGTAGTTCTTGCACTATCCGTGGTTGCCTGTTCAATAAGGTCAATACCCTTTGTCTTATGAACTGGACGTAACTCACCCAATTCCATGTCCATAGAATTTCTATAATCTGGATGTCGAGTATCACCAACAGAATGACCACGGAATGGGTCAACGATGAAACCAGACTTAAATCTGTTTAGTCCGTTTGCATCAGTGACCTCAAAGGACTGTGCATCTTTCTCAAGCAATGAAAGTGTAGTAACTCTTTCAACATTAGTAAGTCTTTGTTCAATCCTACCAATGTCACGCATTGTGAATCTTTGAGTTTTTTCTCTTTCTAGAGTTACATCTTGTGGTTTAAAGGTAAATGCAGGAAGAAACAGATCAGCAAGTTTCATTGCATTATCAACAGGAGTTGGTAACCGAGGAATTTCGGAAGACGCACCATCTCTTACAATAATATTGCCTCTGTCGTCCATGAAGATAGATGCACGTTTTGGTAGATAGTACTCAAGGTCTGACTGAACGTTAGAAGCTGGTTTACCAAAGTTAGAATATGATGAACCTGTACCAGTGTAAACTCTAGAGGTAAAGTCAAAAGAGTTTCCAGTGATTTCATCTACTGTTGAAAGTGTTGCACTTGCACCAGCAACGTCAGCAACTCTTGGTCTAAAGTCGTATGTTTCATATAGTGGAAATAGACCTGTTGGTTCTGGATCATCTGGGTCAACTCTTGATGCATTATATGATGGAATGTCTTCGTAATCCATCTGGTTTGCAACATCAGTATATGAGTCAACTGTCATTACATCACCAGTACCATGTTCCATGTAGTCATAAACTACAAGGAGTCTACCCTGTGGTGTGGGAACACTTGGTTTTCTGATGATACGAGAAATGTCATAGAAGTTATCACGTTGTCCTGTATCAAGAAGGAAGTCTGAGGTGATAACAACATCACCTGCCGTCACTGCACTCACTGTTGCAGTTGCGCCAGAGGATTCACCTGTAATAACATCACCCACAGTAAAGTCTGTTGCTGATGTCAGAACATAACTAAATGGTGATGCAGTATCAATAATTCTACCTGTTGCACCACTTGTTCCACCAGTAATCTTTTCACCTCTGGTGAATGTACCAGTAATTGCACCTGTGGTTAGTTCTGGTGCAACAGCATCTATTGATGTGTCTTCTGAGTCAAACACGGCAACAAGTTTGAATGCATCTGCCCGACCAAGAGAAATATCTTTATCCGTTGGGCGTGTACCATATGCATCAGTTGTGCCTGGTGTTACTTTTACCTGTTTCATCAACTGAACAGTTTTATTCTTTTGTGTTACAGAAGTCTTCGTTGTGGTTGCAAGAAGTTTTACCTTTGATGCATTGAAGTTGGAGTCAGTAATTGTAATTGTACCAGAGCCAGTTCCAGTAATATTACCATCAATACTTACAATGTCACCAGTTGCGTGAGTAGAACCACTACCGATATCAAGAACAGATAATGTGTAGTCACCTTCTGAAAAACCGTTAAAGGTTTCGTTTGTACCAGCAGTAAATGATACCACACCAGATGCATCTGTTGTACCAACGAACTGTCTGCGAATGGTGAATTGTGTGTCACTTGCACCGCCATTTGCAGTTGTCAAGTGAGTTTTTACAACTCTCTTTGATGGTTTGAATAGTGCGATATTTTTTTCTGGGTCTTTCAACTGAGCACGTTTACGAATAACGTTTGCGGTTGTAATTGCGTCAGTTGATGGTACAACAGTAAATGAGATTGCAGTTGAGGTAATACCGTCAACAACTCTTTCTTCAGTTGCACCGGCAGTACCAGTTGGAATTTCTAGAATGTCACCAACCTTGACCTCACTCGTATCATAACCTGACACACCAATAAGGTTGTCTGTACCAGTTGTCTCTGTACGATATGTACCACTAAGTGTCAGTTGATTGTCAAGAACAAAGTCAGCAGTAAAGTCTTGACCAGCATCTGCATCATTCATGAAGATTTGTTTGAAGTCTTGGAATGAATATGTGGTTACTGATGAGATTGTCAGGTCTGTGTTACCTGAGTCCTCAACAATACTATCTGTTTCAGATGAATCTGAAGCCGTAATCTTTTCCCCAGAAACGAATGTTCCGATAACATTTGTTAGGTTGACGTTAGTTGTTGATGTACCTTCACCAAATACAAGACCAGTTGCACCACTCGTCACACCCGTAACAAGAACACCATCAGTATGGTTTACAGTAAGTGTTGGACTTGGTGTACCACTCAGAGTTAGAACTGTAAATGGTCTTAGGTCAAACAAGAACAGCTTGTACTGTGAGGTTGTGTTAGAAGAAGTTGCACCCGCCGTTCCACTATGATAAGACATAGAACGAGCACGTCCCACACCAATCAGTGTTCCGTTTGCAGTACCACGAGATGAGTTCTGTGTATCATAGAACTGACACTCTTTGAAAGGAGTTGCCTCACTGGTTACTTCTGAGATATCTGGTGAGTTGTAAATATTTGTGATGAGTGCATAGTTACCAGTATCAAAAACTGTAATGTCAGCATTCTTGGTTTCAAAGTCACGCGCCTTATTGATGTCCTTAAACGTTGGAACGTCCTTTTCAAGTTCGAAACCATTGACATAAGCTTTGCCGGGAGAAACCTTGATTGCAAGTAAATCTGAACTTGCAGTATTACCATCATCTGTAGTTGCACCAACGGCAAATCTACCAGTGTTCTCATTTACCGTTACTGACTCTTGGAGTTGAAACTGGAAAGGACGAACTGTATAGTTACCAGACTCATCAAATGTGCGTCTTGCAAACTCTTGAGAAAGAACAGAATACTCTGTCTCTCTACCCATTGCAACAGTTACACCATTCTTAAGTTGGGCAAGTTGAATAAAGTTTGCATTAGTTGCAGTTGTTTTCTTTGCGAGAGTAAGAGTTAACTGAAGACGATGAGCACCCTTTGCAGCAAAGTTTGAAGAACCTTGTGCGTTGTCTAGAAGTGATGATTCATCCTCTGGAGTAACTAGTGTCTCTGTAATATCAAAACCAACAAACCCACTAAAATTTCCATTGTATGGATCAAGTACTAATGTTTGATCCGTAACCGCAACAAAAAAACCACGAACATAATAAACACCTGTTTTTACATAATAGGCTATACCTGCTCTAGATGCTGGACCTTGCGCACTCGTTACATCTGTAGAAGTCGCAGTAAAGGTAGTTGCTGATGCAACATCAATAGAATAAGATGTTGCATCATGTTGAATTGCAACACTAGCAGTAATGTTTTCACCATCTGCAAATACCGCAGTTGTATTATCCGTTCCTGCTCTTATATAATTAAGAAAGAGAAGTGGTTGTTCTGTAGCACTACCCGCCTGATATCCAATAACCTCTGCTTTAACACCAGTAGTTGCACCAGTAATAATAACTCTACTTCCAATAGTTTCATTAAAATATTTTGATGGGTCTACGTTTTCGCCATTAAATTGTGTTGCAAGTTTTAGTGAAAAATATTTTTTATGGTTACTTGCGCCAGGTACGACCATCGCACCTTCTTTGAAAATGTGACTACCGTGGGCCTCAATCTGATGCTGCAACTGACTCTGTAACTGAGTAAGTTCTCTTGCCTGAACTGCAAAACCAGGCCGAAAGAGTGTGCGAACGTAATTATTGTCCTTATTAAAGTCGTCGTAATAAGGTGCAGCGTTAAGATTTGTTTTTTGTGCCATATTAGAATTCCACTATGATTTTGATGTCTTCGGTCTGGTCTGTGGCCCGAGAGATGGGTGACCTGTTCTCATTATATATGATGTCTCCACTGTCGGGTTGCAGTTCTGGATTTGCATATCCATTTGTGAATGTGATTGTATTTCCACCAGAGAGTGTCACCGCACTATCTGCATCAGCATCTGGTGTTCCTGATGCAGATGAGTCTGCACCAGTTACAGCATTTGCACCAGAGAATGCAACGAATGAACCAGTGGTTGAGTTTGTGCCATAATCACCGTAACGTTCCTGTTGATAATATAGAATACTCAAATCTGAATCCCACTCTACAACTTTACCAACAGCTCCAGTTGATGTCTGAGTAATCTTCTCGTCAGCAGCAAATGTTCCACTTACACCTGTAAGTTTAAGTGCAGAGGTCTGACGAATTGTTGCATCTGTTGCAACTGTGGAAGTTCCATAAGTTGTTGGGTCAACTACGATTGCAATGTTTCTGAAATCGTTACCTGTGAGAAGGTCGTCACGTTCTGCACCGATAAAGAGTGTGTTCAACATGACATAGTGACCACCAAGTTGGTCAACAGCATTTGAACCATGACCACCCTTTGGACTAATCACAACACGAATGGAACCACCAGAACCACCGATTGCAGATGCACTTGTTAGAGCTGCATCTGAGAATGTATAACCTGATGCAAGATTTACAGTTCCGTATGTATATCCAGAACCACCCGCATAAACAGTTGTGTCTGTTCCATCTGTTAGACCAAATGCATTCAGAACACCGTCTGAGTCAACAATAATCTTTACGATTGCACCAGAGGCAGTCCCTTGGTTTGAACCATCACCATAAACTGCGGCGTAGTACGTTCCCTGTGTATAACCAGAACCACCAGTAACAACAAGTGATTCGATTTTACCGTCAGTTGCAGCAGAAGAAACAGTGGAGTCTGTGCGAACAGGCATAAAGTCCGTTGTTAGAAACTTAACTTGGTCAGATGCACTGATGGTATACATGTACTTAAGAATGTATCCACCAGAAGCAAAGGGTGTATTTGCTTCTGAAGTAGGTTCTGTACCAGAATATGCAGTACCAGCATTATTGTCTAGAACCATATATACTCTGTTATCTGATGTTCTAAAGAAAAATGTTGAGTCATACAGATTTGTTGCGCCAGATGTAGAAGTATTTGATGCACTAACAGTATCATCATACATATCATATGTCGTTGCGTTTGCCCAATCTCTACGAGGAATAACATACTGAACATCTGTAGATGAAATATTCTTACCAGCAATGGTCTGATCCCAAACATAGAACTCACTTGAGACATCATCAACAGGAGTTGGTGGTGCAGAGTCAGTTCCACCACTGGTTCCAGCAGTAAATGGAGTTGCCTTACCAATCAACATGTAATATGTTGACTTTGCAGCCTCTGAGAATGACTCATAAAACTGTTCGGCGTTATGTTGTCTGAATTTTTGTGTGATGATTGCAGTCATTTGTTATTCCTTTAACCCTACAGTTATTTATGCGAAACTCTTAACGGTTTTTAGTGTTGTTCCCGCTGAATCTTTAATTTCAAAGTCTACTGTTCCTACAGCAGCAACTGTTCCAGAAAATGTAACGTTACCATTTGCGGCAATTGTCATTGCTGCGGGAGTTGTTGTAGTACCAAGTGTTCCCCCATCTTTAATAACAATATCATCTACAAAGGTTACTATACCTGTAGAGGCAATTGTCAATGCAGATGTTGAAGATGCAGAACCAATTGTCCCTGCATTTGGAATTAGAATATTACCAGCAAAAGTTGTATTAGAATTGTCTACCTTTAGTCTTTGTGTTCCACCAGTAGTTACTGCAACCTCATCGGCTGCACTAAAATAGATACCTGTATTGGCATCACCAGTTTTCGAGATTGATGGAACAGCTGCAGAACCAGAAGCAAATGATGCAACACCCGTAATAGTAGGACCAGCAAGAGTTACGACAGAAGAAGTTGCACTCAAACCAGTGGTGAGTGCAGTTCCAGTACCTAGAAGGGTGTAAATCTCATCAAAGTTGTCATTGATCTTATCACCGCCAGCACGGATGGTATCACCCGTACCATCGTTTGCTGAAATTCCGATTCCAATTACTTGTTTTGCCATTTGAGAAATCCTTTATTTCTTATTTATAATTTTATACAACAGTCTTATCAAATGTGAACTCAGAACTATCAAAAGTTTCTGAAGTTGCAGAGAAATCTTTAAATGGAGCACTACCATAAAGGTTGTCTAGGAACGATTCTGATGTTCCACTCTCAACTAGAATGTTAAATCCACCAATATTCACACCAGCCAAGTCTGTAGTTGCATCCTCATATTGAATCTGTGTATCACCTTGATCAATTTCTGATTCGTAATAAAGTCTACCGATTTGTGTAACATAAACTTCAGCAGAATAAGTAAATCTTGGAATTGCAGATGTACTTGAATATACTTCAACTGGTGTATGTCCAATAGAAGTCTCGTCTTCAAGTGCAATAACATTATTTTCAAGAACAAGTTTACCACCAACTGTTAGACCAACAGCATCCTCTAAAAGTATTTCGTCTCCATGTGTTCCTGATACTGTAGTACCGTCCTCTTGTCTGATAGAACCTGTTTCCGCCTGTTCTAATAGAATATTGACAATAGAAGTTTCATCAGATATGTTTAGTCCATCAGCAACAGTAATATCACTGATTGAATATGCAGTATTTGCTCTACCATAGTCATTAATTGAAATTCCCTGACCCTCATTGACATCTTCAACAGTTTCCAAAAGTATTCTGTCACCAACATCGGCAGTACCAATATCTGCTGTATTGTCAAGTAGAATATCACCAACCATACCAGCAACACCAAGTTCAACACCAGCCTCTACGGCAAGTGTATCACCAAGAATACTCTCTTGAGTTACATTACTAATAAACGATATTCCATTAGCACTGTCACCTATACGGTTTGGTTTTACACTAACCTGTACTTGGGTTTTTCTAATAACTCTGAGTTCATAATCTTCGGTTGGATTTGCAACATCACCCTCCTCAAGAATCATTCTCTCATTGTTTTCACTGAGAACTGTACCACCGATTGAATCTTCTAGAAGAATATCAGGAGAAACTTGATCAAATACTTTGTGTCTTCTTCTTATAACCTCATCAAAGAGAACTTCGAATGTGGATGCAAGAATTGGGCTAAACGTATTTGTATCTGCAACATACTCGTCACCAAGTGTTGCACCCGTTGGTGTAGAGATACCCGCATACACAGCAGTAGAAGACTTTACCTTACTGAATACATTAAATCCAGATGGGTGTACAGATTTCTTCAGTGGGTTTAGATATGATCCAGAACCAGATGCAGTTTGAACTTCGTATGAGAACTGTTGATAATAATAAGAATCTTGAATGCGAATAAGGTCTTCACCAATAAGACTTTCGATGTCTGGATATCGACCAAATCTGTCAGCAGCCATTCCTACATTAAGAGTTCCTTTTGCAATGTCTGCGTTTAAAATCGTTGCACTGGCTGATGCAGTTGTAATAGAAACATCTTTACCAGAGAAATCAATTGCATCTTCATATACAAGATAGTCACCAGTATCAAAACTGCCTGTTGGGTCTGTACCATCAAGAACGATGTTGTCAAAAGTTCCGTCTTCACTAACAATTCTTTCGATGTCAGAAAATGAAACTGTTAGAACTTGTGTTCCTGATTCAAATGCACGAACTGTTCCAACGTGACTTGTAAGTGCATCTCCAACATTAAAGGTTCCACTTATATCCTTAACAACAAAGTTTGCACGGAACTCAGCAACAGGAGCAACCTGATAATCAAACCCAACTGTTCTTAGATTTACATCTTCAATTCTACCAATATCATTTGTTGTTGCAAGAAGCTTCGCACCACTACCAAATTTCGAGGTAATCGTGACAGTCGGAAGTTTGGAATATCCAAATCCACCGTCCTGTAGGAATACTTTTGTGATATCACCAGAACCAGACTCCAGAATAAATGTATCATCATCTCTTTTTGACACATCCACTCTTTCTTCAAAGATAGATGCCTCTGCTTGAATTCTGTTACCAAGTTCTGCCTCTGTGTTGATACCACCAACTTCTACTGCGGCATTACCAGACTCAAAGAATAGTTCTCCACCATCCTCTTGTACGATATTGAAATACTCAACCTCTCTATTGGTTGCACCTTCTTGAAGAAGTGTCTCACCATCCTCAAGTAGAATAGAACCATGAATAACTGCGACACGAGCGGAAGCAGACTGAACAAGTCCTGCTTCTGATGTATTATCAGTAAATGTTAGAACATCACCAAGCTCGTAATCTGTACCGGCATCATCTACTTCAACACCACTAACAGAACCAGTTGCAACTTGTCCCACAACAGCATCAACATCACCACTACCGATTACTGTGTCTGTTTCAACATCAATTGTGTCATTGGTAGAATAAAGAATACCTTCATTAGAGACTGTTGCAGAACTTACGATTTGTCGTATATTATATTTGTAGACGACATCAACAACACCAGAGACACCGTGTATCTCTTCATCCTTTGTAAATGTACCGTTAATATCACTAATAGTAATTTCTACAATTGTAGCTGCATCTGATGGATCAACAAACGTTGCACAAGCCTCAACTCTTGCAGTTGCGCCAGATGTTTGCCCAGTAATCGTTTGTCCTTCCAGCTCACCATGAATTGGAGTTCCAATTGGACTTGCACGAATAATTGTAGGTTTGTCCCAATCACCTCCAGACACACGAAGCATTCTTGTGTTGGGATAAAACACCTCAGCTTCTTCGTCAAGAAGAATACGAATGAAAAGTTTGATACCTTCTTGAGTTCCCTTCCTACGATAGAGTTCACGAATATTCTTAATGATTTTTCTTTTGTCAACTGCAAGATTGCTTGGAATTGCATTCATGAATGACTTACGAAACTCTTCTAGGAAGTCGTAGATAGTATTATCAACATCTGCGTATGCGAGAAGTTGTTGAATATTCTGTACAGGACTTGCACGATAACTTGTTACTGTGCCAGTTGCACCAGAGGTTGCACCAGTGATTGTCTCACCAGTTACAAACTGTTGTTGAGATGTGATGAATAGTCTTGGTCTTCCATTATTACCCAAGTCATCAACAAGAACTTCAGCAGTAGCTTTAGAAGTAGAACCAGTGATAATCTCACCAACGACAAACTTACCTGTAGTACCAGTTCCCTTCTCTAGAACGATGCGGTCTGCATTCTCATCAAGAAGTCGAGTAGTTGTTTCTACCTCAAGAAGTAGATTATCAATTGTTGCAGAGACGACAAGTTCACCAGACTCCAGATACTTGTAGTAACTTTGAAGAAAGGATGAGAATATAGGATGGTCATCTGCCACAAAGTCGGGAAGTTGACCATCAATCTGTGTGCTGACCTTATTGATTAGGTCTGGTGAATATCTGCCGTCAAAAGGTGCCATTAGTTATAGCTCGATGGTGCGGTGTAACCAGAAGTGGTTGTAAATGAAGTATTGCCTGAGTCGTTACCTTGAGCAACTGTATCAACAGATGCAGTCACAGTGGTATTCACCAAATCAATTTCAAGTAACTGATTTCTCTTTGGAACAATATCAAGTGAGTCTGGTGTAACAGTAATACGAATTTGTGTAGAAGTTGCACCGTCAACATTTGAAACACTATTAATGGATATTGGGTTAATAGATATAGTACCGGCAATATAGTCAATTGTTCCCGCCGTAGAATCAAGATATGTTCTTACACCAGAAACTAGATAATAAACTCTAATATTGCCGTTCCCATCATCATCAAAGAAAAATTCTGTTGTATTCTGACCAACAATACCAAATCCTGTTGATGCAACGATACCACCACCCATAGCATTATGTCCAGAGTGTGGGTTATATAATCTGTTATTGAAATAAACTTTATAAGATTTTGATTCTGCTAAAGTTGGAATAACGTATTTTGCCAAAGTAACATTCAATGAGTTACCAGTGATTGATGTATCTGTGTCATCAATCAATCCTGTCAACTTAGAGTGTCTAAACAAACCGTTAAAGGTATTGAGATTGTCTGTGTTATAATTTGTAATTGTATTACGAACATTGGATTCAATAGTTGCCTCACCCTTTGTTGTTGCGTTTGGATTAAACTTGACATTTGACTGGAGTATGAGGAAGAGTGTTTCTGGATCAACGATTACGGGAGTAATAGAGGCAACTGTATATTGTTGTAAGTTTGTCTTCAAAGTTTCTTTCTGTGTCTCAGTAAGATTTTGACCAGTGGTTGACTTGACACTAATAAACACTTTACCAAATTCTGGTGTGGAGGTCACACCAATACTTGTATCAAAAGAACCCGTCTCTCCACCAAAGACTGCAACTGCTTGAGTCTGTGCAAAGAGTTGTCTTACGAGAGTCTTATAATCCTCTGTCGTTACAGCTCTACCCTGTGAAGCATAATCCAAAGGTGCATTGAGTTTGATAGATTCAATTGACTCTGCTTCTGAACCACCGATAGAATTTTGAATTGTTGTAACAGATACGTTTGTAACACCATCAATTGCACCAGCAGATGTGAATATTGAAGCTCCGTTGCCATCCTCTTTGTTAGATACAACATACTGAAGAATTACAATGTTGTCATCTGACAATGCTTTACCAATAACACCATCTCCAAAGTATACTTCGAATTTACCAATCTCAACTTCTTGTAGAAAGTAAACATGACTTGTACCAGTAACCTGTGCAATGTCTGTTGCAAGAGTATAAGTTGTTGTAGTGGAGTCAGATGCAGAGTTCTGAACCTTAACTGTAAGTGTACGAGTATCTACTCTGTTATCGTTAATTAAGAATCTCTGTTCAACGTCTTGTGTGTCAACAGTAAATCTAGAAGTGACAAATGTTCCCTCGTAAAGAACAAGGTTAGAGAACACAACACTATTACCAATATTTGATGCAGTAATTTCTGTTGGATTAATGAATGTGTATGCATCACCTTCAATAGTTGTATTGAAAACTGTCCCAGCAGACATCGTTGCAGTTGGATTTGTGGTGTTCAATGCAACCTCGACAGTTGCAGTTGCGGCTCTTGCAGACTGTGGAACATACCCAAGTGTCTTTGCATGGGATACAACAGATGAACGTAGAGAAGAACTGTCAAGGAACATTTCATTTGCAAGCATATTCGCATTGAACGCAAGATAGTGAGTGTTATATGCAAGAACATCCAAAAGGATGTTCATACCAGAACCTTCAAAGTCGTAATCAGTAAACTCTGTCTGTCCCTTTAGAAATGTCTTGAGATTTCCTTTGATATCATCAAAGTCCAACTCTGTTACATTTAGTCGTCTTGGATTTGCCGCCATTATCGTAGTCTCTCTAATAGAACTGTGGTATCAACTAATTCTGTAGGAGCATTCTGTACATAAAACTCAACGGTGATTTCATATGCATTGCGGCCCAAGTCAGGGTTTGCCCGCACACCCACTAGTCTTGCTCTTGGTTCAAAATTCTCAATTACATCTTCAACCTTCTGTGATAATACGAATGCAGTGATAGGACTTAATGGTTCGAATAGAAGTCCACGAATACCAGAACCTATCTCTGGATGAAAGGGTTTCTCATAGATGTTGGTGAGAATAAGATTTCTCACAGACCTCTTGATTGCCTGAATACCATTTACCTTTGAGATATCCTTGGTTGCACTTTTCTTACCAAAGAACAAGTCTAGGTCTTTGTATACCTGTGCATCCCTATCAGTATCGATATTTCTAGACTGTGCATCAGAAAAAGTTGTGTTTAGAGATGCTCCGTGGGCCATGAGTAATCCTTTTTATATTATTTATACTCGCTCACTCGCAGTTTGTTTCATAATATACTTCTTTGGTGAACCCCATACGTCACTTGCATTAACTCGAATGAATCTTTTGTTTGTTTCGTTCTTGTTTGGGTTTTCGATTGTCAAAACAACATTCTTGTTCTTCAACCAAGCATCCTGTTGATTTCTAAACCTCTCCAATGGAGTTGTATCAAGACGAACTGCATTGCGTGTCTTCTTGTTTACGTTTGGTCGTTCTCCCTTTGAAACGTAATGTGTACCTTTACTCTTCTTACCTCTAGCCATTATAAAACTCCTTCACTGGCCTGTATGATGTTTCATACTCATCGCATAAAAGAACTTCTGATATAACCGCATCAATATTCTCTTGCCAAAAATTTAAAAACTCGTGTACTCTTGGATACTCTGGTTTAACATCCTGCATCTGCCAAATGAACTCTTGCAGAATGTCCTGATAATCAGGCATCCAATAAAGTATATTTAGTGTGACTATAGATTTTCTTTTTATAATCATTTTGATTCTGGATCGTAATTATCCCTGTATGAATATGATACTGTAAACTGTTTTCCTTTATACTTTTTGTTTCTAAAATCGTCATATATTAGTCTTCCACCCAAACGACCTCTTATTGTTTTTGCAAAGAATGTTCCTGTTTTAATTTCTGGATCACCTCTTCTATCTGTTGTATATGTTATTGATGTAAGATTGCCTGGATGATTGCCCTGCAAAGAATATGGTGTTGGTACTGTTATTTTATTACCGTCAATTTTTATAACATCACGCAAATTCTTGAAGTCTGGATGTTCCCATAAATGTTGTCCATGAATTCCATAAGTCTCTTTGTATGCCTTACCAATATTATCTTCAACGATACTAACTTCATTTTCAGCTAAGTTATATTGTGTCACCTCAATATATGAATCTGCGACAACATCAGGTAAAGTAATCTCTATTAACTGGCGACCAAAAGAGTCTCTTCCTTTATTAATACAATCAGCAAAATCAATATCAACCTTTTTAGAAGAAATTCTATGAACAAATCCATGAGACTGAATTCTAGGAGTTACATTAGATCGTTCCTCAACTGTTTCAACTTTTTTTGTAATAACCTTTGTGGTTCCTGCGGCAGTTGATATCTCTTTTACTTTGTTATCTTCTGTAACCTTATAAGAACCTGTAGATACAGTCAGTGGTTCATCTGTAGTTCCTAGAGGTGTGATATTATTATTAACTTCTGTGGTTATCTCTGTGGTTTTAGAAGTTACGTCAATATTCTGTACCACTACAGATACAGTTTCCGTTTCTGGTGCAACTGCTGCCTGCAAAACGTTTGTTGCTTTCTCTGTTGCTGGATTTGTACTACCCGCTTCCTTCTCTACATTAGGAACCACATTACAGATATTGCCACCAGAGACAATTGCAGACAGACCATCATTAATAAGTGTGCCTAAATCTTTTCCTGCGGCCGCAAGGTCTGCTTCAAACTCTTTTGTAATATTTGCAAGAGCAGATATATATGCGGGTGTGCCTGGTATGAGTTCAGACAATCCTTTGATTTCTGCCTGTAGATTTAGTTTTGGTAATTGTGGAATCTCAATGGACTGCAATTTTGCAGTTAAAGTATTAAGTTCTGTCTGTGCAGATGCAAATGCTGCTGCAGCAGTTGATGCTGCTTCATCAATCTTTGCTTCAATGTCTGCTGCAGCCTCGTCCAACTTCTTGAACAAATCGTTCATCTCTGGACTTGCACCACATAGATTTGAGTTTGCAAAATCTACCATCGTTTACTCCTATGGACCACAGAAAACGTCTGGACTTCCTGCCGCAACAGAAGTACATGCAGAGATGGCATCACCAACTCTTCCAGCACCCTTACTGTTTACAAAGACTGTGGGTGAACCTGTTGCAATTGGTGCAGCATGAGGTGGACAAGGTGCGCCAGGTAGAAGATGCACAGTGTTTACATCACCCTGTCTACTCCATGCAATACTATTTACGAATACATTTGAACTTCCTACTGCTCTGGTCATACCAGAACAGTGTGGTACATCTGCATCACCGATTCTTGTTGCTGCGGGCACGTTCTTTCTCCATTAATCCTTGTAGTCTTGAATTCCATTCGGAGATTTCTTCATGTTCTTCCTCAGTATGCGGTTCTGCCGCAATGTCTGGAAGAAACTTAATGACATGTTCAAAGTCATCTGGAATACTTTCCCAACTATCGTATGTTACTAACTCTCCATTTACTATAAACTGAAACTCTGCCATGTTACACCTATGGGTTAAAGTCAATTCTTGCACCAACAATCGTGACGTTACCTGTAGATGTATGGTCCCAAGTTGTTCCTGTTGTTCCAGCCCATGATGTTCCAACGGTCTGAATAAGATTTGTCTCTGTATGCATCGTCATTGTCTGTGCGGACTTGAAGTTCAGTGTCGTACCAGACTTCATGGACACAATACCAGAGATAGTTGACTGTGAAAGGTTACCACTTACGTCAAGCAGATAGTCTTTCGATGTTTTGATGTGAACACCTCGTTCACTTTCATTAGAGTCCATCTTCTTACCATCAACAGATAGTTTCCATTGACCGCCGACAACCTCAACACTAGACTTCTCTTTCGAAACAATCGTGTCACCACCGATACGTCCCTTCACATCGTCCTTGATGTTGTATGCATGGTTACCAACAATCTCTTCCTCACGGTTACCACCGATAGGCTCACCAGTTGTTGGGTCAGACTTTGCACCAACCTTAATTCTTTCGTTGCCGTGTATCTTTCTATAGAAGTCACCTTCGACTTCCAGTATGTAATCACCCTTGATAAGTTGACGAACAGAACCCTCTACAGTGATATTCTGTGAACCCTTAATGACAATGTTCTCACTACCGATAACAATCTCATAGTTGTCACCGATAATCTTGGTGACCATATCACCATTTGGATGTATCTCTTCAAATGTTCCTGTACGGTGTTGCCGATACAGTCTCTCTGCGCCTGGACTGTCATCAATCTCCATGATATGTCCAGATTCAGTCTCCACAACATGATTATATGGATAGGCACCAGAAATATAGGGATCAATGTTTGATGCAACACCCTTTGGATGTGGTTCTTCCCAAAATCCTCTTGTCTCTGCTTCTGCGGCGTCAGATACACTTGCAAGATTTGGTTTGGTTGCAGTGGGAATACCTGTTTTATCGTTAGGGTCTGTAGGTTCTGTTGCAGGAGCAGGATTACCACGCAATCTGCGTGTTCTACGATCTATAAGAGCATTGTGAGACTCAGATAACTTACCTCTGGCCAGTCTATTGGTATCTGATTCACCTATGTCATGACCACTATTCCTCTCGCCTGGATATGGACCATACACAGGATTCATTCTGTAGTCGTCTTGTGCAGAAGAATCAGAACGAGGATCATTGAATCCCTCTGATGGATTTGCTTCTTCTTGTGGTCTGCCGGGGAGAGAACCAATAATCAGTGGTTGTTGAAATTCGTTATCACGAAAGAACCCAACAACCCATGCACCTTCAACTAACCATGAAGGTGTAGAACCCAATCCTTGCATGGATGGGTCTGTTACGGGGTGCATCACATGCGCCCAAGGTAAATCGGCCGTGGGGAGTGCAACAACATCCTCAGTATGATAACCAAGGCATCGCACCCTCACACGGCCGACTTGTTGTGGATCATTTCGGTCTTCGACAACGCCGACAAACCAGTTAAATCCGTCGAGTCCCATGAAATAGTTAGTCTGCATGGGACTATTTATAAAGGTTAATGTAGGTCTGGATCGCGACCGAGACGTTTCTCTACGGTACTCCAGTTGTACTTAAGTACTTCAAGTTTCTTGTCTGGATTTTGCACCTGTAATTGCTGAAGAACCGAATCTGCTTCTTCTTTATCCAGATGCTCTGCCATCGTAGACACGATCTTGTACTTTTCCAACTATCTACTCCCAATTACCAGATGCGTTCTGTCTTCTCCACAGTTAAATACCGTATGCAGAGATGTTGTTTTTGTCTCATACACCACACCATCCGCTGGTATGTGATACGTTTTACTGTCTCTCAAACCACCTTCGGGTGCATTTGGAAAGAACATATACGCATGTGGATTCGTAATCAGAGCCATATGGTAACGATTAGTTTTATCTTTATGTAACGAGTAAGTGGTATGCTTTCTTTTCATCATGAAGCGAGCACGCACACCATTCAAATCACTTATGATCTCTTCAAAGATAGTTCCCCTGTACAAAGGAACTATAGTATCATAGTTTGACTCTTCCTTACTAGTGTTTCTAAAAGACCCGCACCCACCGATCCACATATCTTCGGTAGAGTTAGGGTCATATTGCAGGCAACTCTGCTGACTTCCATCATCAGAGGTATGCCATACAATATCACTTTGAATTCTATCCCATTCCATAAGAACACGATCAATGTCGTACTTATGGATTGTGGGTGTCACATATGGGTCAAATTCATTCATGCAGGGGTATTTAGTATCCGATAATCTCTGATGGAAGAATAAAGTCCAGTGAACCACCAGAACCCTCTACTTCGATATAAACCGAGTCAAGAGACTTACCCTTAATGGGTACATACTTCTTCAGCTTCTTGGAATAGGTAAGAAACACCCCATTTTCCAACTTCACATCATCATACGAGTCCTTATCCGAACCAATCGCACAGATTTTCGCGATTTTCGACTCGCCGTATTCACCCACATAGGTCACTACTTCACCGATATTCATGTCTTTGATCCTTTCTCTAGAATATCACCAATCGCACAGGATATACTTGAGGCTCCTGCAAACCTATTCTGTATTGTCGGGATAACACCGACACATTCTTCCATTGTTTTCACACCGTACATACGAGATGCACTCAAAGTTACCTCTACACCACTCAGATAGGTAATAATCATTAATATCTCAATCATACTGATATAATCCAATAGAATAATGCACCATACACAATCATACCCAAAGTAATGCATCCCAGAATTGCAGAGATCACTTTGAATGTTATCACAGGATGGCGTATCAGGTAATACACCGCAAACCCTGTAAGAAGTAATATCAATAATCCTACCATAATTCCAATGCTCTTCCATTACCCACGATGATGAATAGACAGGTAACAATATGTAGAAGAACCCACACAGTTCGTATCAGAGCAACCCTGTCTGCCTTACGGTTATCAGAGTATGCCTTTGCACCTATTGCTTTACACCAGTAGTTCCACATTATATAATCACTCTACCATACTCTTTCGAGATTGTCAATACAAAATTTAACTAAAGGCGATTAAACTTAACAATAGACTGTTCAAAGAAAATCCAATTGCATTCGAAACAATGTACAGAATATCCTTTGCACAGATCGCCCGAACCAAAAACAGAAACAAACCCAGCCAAACCAACAGAATAAAGTTCAGTGGGGGTAAGTTTGCA